AATTCTGCGTAGGTTGTGAGGGCCACTAAACAGTGCCTCCCCTGGTCCTAAAATATTTGTTGTCGCCGTCATTGAGCCAGCGCTTAAAACGAGCAGGGTCATCAGCGATGCCCTGCCGTTTCAAATCGTGGTAGACAGACATGGGGATACTCGCAACCTTAGACCACTCACCGTATCGCTGGTGCTTGTCTATAGCATTCGCTGCCCGCTTATTCGCGGCGATGATCGATGTCACGTCTTGCGAAGTTGCAATGACGATCGAGTCATCTTTTAAGCTGTCGCCGGTCTCATAGATAAAATCAGTTTTTATCTTTGCGTCGCGGTCAAACGATAGGTTACGAATATCTTCCATTGGTCAGTCCTTATGACGTGCTTAGGTCTCGAATAACGCCCAAACCGGCTTCGTTATTCACCTGGAGGCCGTACTCAGCAAGCAACATGTACTTGGTTGCATCGCCCGTCTTCGCAAGTTCTTCACTCTGAATCGGACGAAGCGTTGCCATCTCAACCATGTCTGGATCGATGACGTAAGCGTCACGATCTCTGCTGAAACGATTCGGGACCACCGAGATACTTCCAAAATCGCTGACATAAACGTCAGCCGCGCCCACTATCGTAGTAGGACCATCAGGGGCCTGGTAACGCTGTGCTGCAATACCGGCGAAGCCAGATACGACAGTCTTAACGTGAGGGCCGACCATCAAAAATTTAGGATCACCTCCATTCGTATACATTGATTGAACAACGCCCTTCAACATCGGCTCAGTGAAAGCTCGCTGAGTTCCGTTGGTCGGGCCTGCGTTTACAACACCGCCTGATAAAGTTGGATCAGTACCGTTTGTTCCATTGTCAGTGTTTGACGTTAACCAGGAAGTTAAAGGAGCAGTTTTACGCGCGACGGTCGCGCTGCCACCGTTAGCCGCGTGATGCAAACCGCAAAGGTTGTGCTCTATATCGCGCTTGAGTTCGTCACCCTTTTTAGCGAGTTGGTAAGCAATAGAAGATCTACGCCCAGCCAAATCGATCGCGCCACCCAGGTTATCGGCAATGATAAAATCTTTGCGCGAGATCTGCGTGTAGTTGCCCAAACGAATCGTAGGCGTAATTGCTGCAAAGCTAGACAGGTCATCGCCATCAAGCTGGTGGTTAGCTGCGGCTGCTGCGAGAGAGTCCGTCTGCCACTCGAAGAAGGTATTCTTTACCGTCTTCTTCTTGGTCATGTTGCTAATGAACGGAGTGGTCTGAGGACTAATATTAAAAATAATATTAGACAGGTCTTCTCGAATGCCTTTGGCGGCGTATCGAGTAAAAGTGTTTGTTACGATAGTCATGGTAATGCCTTAAATAAGAGATTCTAGTAAGCCGGCTGCATCATCCAGACGGCCGCTTTTTGCAAGACGTTGACGAGCGCTTTTCATTTTCTTTGAACTAGGCTTCACTTGGCCTTGCCGAGAACCAGGCTTAACAGTTGCAGATCGGTTGCCCTTTTTGGCAGCCTTCTTGATCCGACTCTGGCCCTTGTCGTACAGCATTGCTTTACGAAGTACCTTAATGTGATTGGCGCGGACGAGTGATTTCAGCTCTTCTTCTGCAACGCCGTTATCTATCAGATAAGCGCGAAGCTCTTCTCGTTCTGTTGCTGCCCTTTGCTCATCCCTCCATTCGGGAATCACGTCTGGCAACTTGTGGACCTCTTCTGCGAGCACTTGCTGCATAGCTTGCGTTTGATATTGCTGGTTCGCTTGCGCTACCCGCTGCTGCTCCAACAAAATCGCCTGCGATCGTTCCTGCTTGGCAAGCTGTCGTTTATTCCACTCTCGCTCTAAGCGGGTTGCCTCGATTGGATCTTCGTTATAAAGACGATCAAAATCAGGAGCCGGCTCATCACTGCTGTTCAATTGTATTTGCAGTGCGCTAAGAAGTTGCGCATATTGCTGTCGCTCGAGGAGTACTGCATCTCGGTCTTGCTCAAAACTGTTTCGTTCTGCCGAGAGTGCTTGACTCTTCTTTGTGTAGTCTGCTTGACGTGAGTAGCCGTTTTTAAGTTCGTCTAGCTGAACCTCAACTTCCTCTCCGTTAACCTTAACGGTAAAAGTATCGGCTGCTGGCTCTTCCTCATCTGACTCGTATTCATCATCATCCAGATCGGCATCGTCTTCTTCTGAGTCGAGTTCCTCATCGGAATCCTCGCCCTCATCTTCTAACTCAACCTCGCCCTCATCGGACTCATCAACGCCTTCGACCTCTTCTGACTTATCCTCATCGGGGGTCAGCATGTCTTCGATTGCGTCTCTTGCTTGAAAAAGCCCACTTGTGGGATTTTCCGCATCATATATTTTATCACTCATAAACTTGTGCTCCTATTTTTTTCGAAAGCGATCGAGTCGGCACTAGCACGCATGCTGTTTACCAGTTGGTCCATCGCTTCCAATTTTGCGTGAAGTCTTTCCCGAGCCTCGGGCTTTCGTTCACGCTGCCACGCCTCAAAAATTTCGTACTTCACCCGACTGCACATCTCTGCAAAGTCTGGGTCATCGAACATTCGCTGGATGTTCTCAAGATACTGGTGCTCCGTTTTGGCCATTGCTCACGCTCGTTAGTTGTCGGATTGCTTCCCGGTCCCGCTCAGAACCGGCTCTGATTGCTGCTGTATCGACTTGCGCGCCGAACCTGGCGGCGATCTCGGCCGCCCGCAAGGCGATGTCTGCCTCGTCTTTATCCCGGCGCCGATCGTCTTCGCGCATCATCTTTTCACGCTCAAGCTCTAGCTCCGCTTGCTTTTTCTGGATATCAGCCTGGATCGATTGCATCTGAACCTGTATCAGCGCAGCGTTTGGATCTGGCTGCTCTGGCTTTTCTTGTGGCTGATATTTAGAGGGGTCGGTGAAGAAACGATTGATATCTTTAAAGCCTGCTAGCTCAAGCATCTGAGTCATGGTTGCGTAATAGTTTTGGGCGTTGACGATGGGATTGTCCGGGCCGAGCTGCTGCAACAACTGCTCTTGCTTCTGCGCAATTTGCTGAAGCATCATCAGGCGCTCTTGGTCGCCGCCTTTGCCCAGGCTGACGTTAGCAACAACATCCATGTTTGCGTTCCAGGCGTCGGGCGCCATTGGCACAAATTCATTGCGCAGTCGAATCATCCGCGGACGATCTTGGTGCGCGACAATCAGTTTTAAGATGCCTTTAAAAAGTCGCGACATGCCGTTCTCAGCAAACAGCCTGGCGATCATTTCCGTTCGTTGCTGCGCTGCCTGGATAGTCTGATTAACAGCGGCAAGCGTGCTGCTCTGCAAAGCTTCGGGCGCTAAGCCGTCTGCTGCGCGGCTTATGCCCGTTCTGTTTTCCCGCATCTCATCGAGATAGCCCATCATCGGAAATGCGTCTCCCCCAACGTAAGGCAAGTTGAATGGGATAACAGCACCGGGCTGTCGCATACGAATAATGCCACCAGCCTCTACGTTCATCACGTCTTCAAGGCTTGCCTGGCCTTCGACAACACCAACTCGCGGATGCGTAGACATTGCCAGGCTATCAAGTGATGCGCGCAGTACAGCCGACTTAATGCGCTGTATGTCCATCGTCAAGTCTGCAATCGACATCCCAAAGAATGCGTGGGGCTCTGGGTCCGGGCAGAAATGAGAAAAAGGAATATCGTCGCAAGGGTCGTTTCGAAGAATTTCATACGTCGGGCCGGCGCAACAAATCTTGCGAAGCTCACCAATGCCGTCGCCGTCCATGTCGATCCGCATGTACGCCTCCACATAGAGCACCCGTCTGCGGGTTGGGTCGGCGTAGTTGCGAGACTCCTGGCTTAACTGCCGCTCCCGCGCCTCTACGTTGAACAAATCAAAATCTTCATCGTCGGTTGCAAAGTCGATAATATCGTCATACTCGTAGCCCATCCCAACGAGCTCACTAACGGTAGAGTAGCGACGGTGCGCAATGAGGTCGGCATCGCTGAAGGAGCGAGCGTGGCGCGACACCAAAACCTCTTCGGGAGGCACCGCCGCTACTTTCACTTTTCCGCTTGAGCGCCTGTGGGTCACGCTAACGGTGAAAAGTTGCTGTTGCTGGCCATCGGGCGAATCGATTGTATCGGTGCTCGCGGTTTCTAGGGATGTGACATCGACGTTGGGATCGCTGTTTAAAGCAGCGAGGGCCTGCTCGTCGAGTCCTGATAATTTGTAGGTTTGTACTTCTTCGCTCTCGTCCCAGTAGTATTTTAAAA